GTAAGTTACTGAACTCCATATTTTTTCCAAACCTTCTTGGTGTACATGGAACTTGTATGGCAGTGGCGGGGTTATAGATATGTGTGCATTCACTCCTAGATTCTTGTATGATCTACTTGCTGGATAAACTCCAACAAGTTCTTTTATGTTTCTCAACAGGTTGGTGCATATGTCCACAGTTTCATCGTAGAAGTCTATGCCCCAGTCTCTGTATTGATCCGGAAAGATATGATGTAGTTCTGTTGTCTTGGTTAATGTTGTTTTAAAGCAACTGTCCTTCAGCTTTGCAAAGGCCTCTTGACTTAATGTGTCGTTAATGATTTGGTGTGGCCACGGTTGTAAGCCCACTGTTGTTGTGAGACACTTATCTAGAAATCGTTCACCTTCACTCATCAATACCTAATCCTTTTTTTATATTTAAATAAATTTCGTTATTGATATCTATTTGTACACACGGTCTCCTGGGAAAGAATTTTTTTCGTTTAACAATTTTAATTTCTTTCGATGATGTAATAAAAAGTGCATTTGGATTATAAGTTATTGTTTTATCTTTTAATAATATATCATTACCGGCAGATCTATCAGCTCGTTCTCGGAAGAACCACAAACATGTGATGTCCTTTGAAAGATCTATGTCCTTAAGGTCGTCATGAAACTGGCATGTTAGGCCATGTGTCTCTTTAAATTTTGTCCAGACTGTGCCATCGAAACGTGTTTGGTTCTCATATAGGTCATCGTACTCTGCTAATTTACGTATCTGTTGTCCGATGATGTGTTCTACTGGATCTGTGTGATGGTATCTCTTGTGTAATTTCTTGAAGAATTCCATTATGCACTGAACAGGTTGATGACTTCTTTCTTCCAATCGTCGGAGTACTCGCAATCTCTGTAACCATCAAACCATGGCCCGCCCTCTGTGTAATGCAGTATTTTTGGTGAACCATCTTTTGGTTCTTTGTACCAACCTACCAACCAGTTGTATTCGTGTGGCAGTGAGCCAATATCCGAATCTTCCAACCAACTAAATCTATGTAGGAATTTTGGAGTCTGCTTGTTTAGGAACTCGGGTGTTAGTATTTTATTCTTTTCATGTCCACAATTCCAAAGCACCATACTGCTCCAGTTTTTTCTTGGATATGAAGTTTGCACTTGTCCGTCCATCTTGATCGATCCCTCTTCCGGTGTGTAATCGTGTTGCACACAGACAACTGCCTTTGAATCATCGCAGTACTGTTCTAGTTCTTTTGTTGGTATCTTCCAGAGAAAATCGCAGTCACAAAACACTGCCCACCCTTTGTAGTTGTTAAGGTAAGGCACAAAGAATCTTGTGAATGTGAATTCTGTTGTAGCAAGTTTATCTATCTCACGTGTGTAGATACCTTGTTGTCTCATCTCATTCTGTTTGAGTGGTTGGACTTCTGCATCAGGATCTCTACGCTTGATAGAGTGTTCACACACTTGGTATGATATGTCTTCTCTCGAATCCCAGCCTACATAAATTTTCATTTGGATAATATCTCGTGTATTTGTTTCCAATTATTTACACGTATAATGTCAGGGTGATTAAAATCTTTGTTGTATGGGTGGTTGATTAATATGGGCTTTAAACCGTATTTGAGCCCGGCTAGTGCGTTCTTAGGCTTGTCCTCGACCCAATACAGCCCGGTGTCATGGAACTCCGCTAATGCACTGTCCTTGTCTGCACCTGTGCCCAATATATGATAATTTGAAAAAACATGCTCACCAAATAATTCACCTAATCTTTTTTTACGCAGTGCTTGTCCTGGTATGTCTGACGTCTGTGAAGTTATTGGTACGAAAGTCCATCCTTCGGCATGTAACAGTTTTACCCATGTTTGTGACTCTAGCATGGGTCGTTGTGTTCCCATCCAAGCACTCCTATTGAACTCTCTTATCTCCTGGCTTATTGTTTCTTTACTAATTCCAAATCTTTTAGACATGTCGTAGTTGTCTTGTCCAGAATCTAATAACTTGTATGGATAGTTCCTGTTTCCGTTTTTGTCAAAGTATGATCGTAACTGTAACCACTTGGTGAAATGGTGTTCCCATTCCAATAGTACTCCGTCTACGTCCGTAAGTATTATTCTATTAGATATCGGCATCTTCCATACCTGCTACTCTCAATTTAACAATGTTTGTTATTTGCCATTGTTTTTGATCCAAGCCTTTGGTGATGGATAGCCACTGATTTCTTATCAGTGCAAAGTCGTTGATTATTTTTGTCATATCAACCACATCATCTTCCCCGTCAACATATTTTGTTGCGTCATTGCTACTCAATGCTCGATTGTAGTTTTCAAGGAATTTTCTAAAAGTTTTAGATCTTAATCTTCTTAATTCTATGTTTAGATATTCTAGTATGGCCTCTAGCTGTTGCAGTTGTCCAAATCTTTCCTCAACTATACCAGGCAATGAAGCGGCCGCTCTTTCTAAGTTACCGTATATCTTGCACTGCTTCTTTGCTTCTATTAATTCTAGGTCAAAGTATGCCACACAATCAGGTATCTTGGATAGGTTCCTACTTACTTCGTTGTACCAGTTTATCATTCATCCTCGCTATATCCATCTTCGTCCACTGCCTCTTCTTCGAACACAGTTGCTATTGCTTCTTCAAGTTTTGGATCGTATTCTGCAGACGCTTTTAATTCGTCATGCTCTACACCGATATCTTCTAAACTTTTAATGAAATCAATAGCCATGTCCAATTTCTGTCTCTCGGGGACGTAATGTATAATGGAGTTCCACAAACGTTCAATGTCTTCGTGTGTAAAGTCTATCATCTATTTTTCTTCTTTAATTGGTTCAGCTTTTTTAGTTTTTGTTTTAGCTTCTGGTTCTTTGACTTTGTCAGCGAAGTCTGTATCCTCTTTGAAGTCTGCCATTAGCATATCTAATTTATCACCTATCCATTGTTTTCTGAAGTCGATGTGTTCTTTACCTGCTTTATCAATGTATTTCAGTCTGTTTCCTTGTTGTACTAGTACACCTTTCTTCTCAAATAGGTCCACTAGTCCACTGTACGGGTTCATTCCTGTTTCGTATGGAATCTTAACCTGTACACCTTCAAACGGTTTAGAGTATCTTGTCTTCATGACTTTACAGGCCGCTCTAATACCTCTTACGTCTGTAACTTTGTTACCATCAAGATCTTCTTTTAATTTAAGTTTTTTCATTGCAATAACGATTGAACTTGCATAGATAAATCCCTGTCCACCTGATATCTTGTCATCTGGGTCAAACATATCCTGTGATGCGTAAGTGTGATTTGTCGCTACAAGGCCTACGTTCCATGAACCAAACATGTTGACACAGTTTCTCACAAGTGCTGTCAATGCCTTGGGTTTTCTACCTAGGTCACCTTTCATATCACCCGCTTCAAACTGATTAACGTCAGTTGGTGTAAGCATCATGCCTAAACTGTCTATAACAAATAGTACTTTAGGTGCACCTTCTTTGTCATCTGCGTGTGCTTCTTTGTAACCCTTCATGAATTCTGAAATAGTTTTTGCTACATCATCGATCATTGATATACTTAATTTTAGAAGTTTATCTTCCGATGTGTCTACTTTCAATGCCTGCAACCATTTTTCATCCAGTGCATTCTCTGTGTCGATCAGTATAACAAATATACCTTGCTCCTGTGCATTCTTGATGATGTTTCCTGCGGCTATGTATGATTTACCTGCTCCTGATTCTCCTGCAAATACGGTAACTTTGCCTAGCGGAATTCCTTTGTTGAAATCACCTGTCATTAAATAATTTAATGCATAATTTCCTGTGCTGATCCAATCAGTAGGATCACTAAACCCTATGCCTAGACCCTGGATTGATTTTGTAATACTCTTTCTAAACTTTGTTGCGTCAAATACTTTTGTCATAATTTTATCCTTTGTATATCATATATTAACATACCTAGGCCCTAACGTCAATATCAGGGCCTTGGTAAAATGTCAGATTATTTTGCTTGTCTTGATCTAATCAACTTCAGGATGTCTTCTGCTCTCTTGGCACTGTCACCTGCAGGAGCCGCCGTTGCCGGAGCCGCTGTTGGTTGTG